TTTACAAGCATCAGCTGCCTGAGCATTTTTGCGTTGCCACCGGCTGATTCCTGTATAGGCTGCGTGGAACTTTTCCCGCACCTCCGCTGCCTCATCAAGATCCATTTGTATCCCCATGCTTGCTGCATAGTTGCGTAATCCTCTGGCTCCCGATCCATACAAAAGGCCGAAGTTCGCAGATTTAGCAATCTGGCGCTGCTCTTTTGTGACCTCATGTTCATCAACTCCATAAATCTGCATTGCAGTCAGTGTGTGCAAGTCCGTCCCACGCTGGAACGCCTCGATCATGAGCGGATCTTCGGCCTCTGCGGCAGCCAGCCGCAGCTCCATCTGCGCGTAATCGGCCACCACCAGTCTCCACCCTTTCGGCGCCTTCACACAGTCCCTAAATCTGGAATCTCTTGGAATTTGCTGCAGGTTCGGACTAATACACGACATCCGCCCCGTATCCGCCCCCAACTGCATATAGCTGGCACGAATAAACCCATCCGCCTGCAGGTGCTTAATCAGCGCCTCAACCATCTGCCGCCGCTTCTCAACCCGCTTCCACGCCAGATACTCCGCCACCACCGGATGGTCCCCCGCATACTCCCGCAACGCCTGCCTGCTGGCACTCGCCTTCCCATTCGCATCCACCGGCTTCCGCCCCAGCAACTTCGTAAAGACATCCAGCAGTTGCTTGGGACTATTCAGATTGAAACCAGCCTCCAGCCTGGTCCCAGCCCGCACACTGCCCACTGCCTTGGAGCGCGTGTTGATGCTGCCATCCGCCTCCCTCGGTAGCTTGGAGTCCGCCGGCAATGCCCGATCCAGTGCAACCAAAAACTCCCGCCCCCGCTGCTCATGCTCAACCGTTAAGTCCCCCTGGAGCGTTTCTAGTGACTTGCGATCAAACGGCAGCCCGGTTCTCCACAACTGCGCCATCGCCGGCAACGCCTTGCACTCCAAAAACCACGCATGGTGCAGATTCGCCTCCGCCATCCGCTGATTGATCGGCCCATCCAACTCAATCAACACCTGCACATCCTTCGCGGCATAGTACATCTGTTCCCTCGTAAGTTCACCACTCCAGTCACTCTTCTGCTCCTCCTTCGAAATCTCCTCCTTCAGGTACCGCTTTACCACGTGCTGGAGCCCGTGCTTCACATTCGGCAGTCCATTCGTCAAGATGCGACTAGCCAGCATGGTGCAAAGCACATCCCCCTCGGGATAAATCTCGTGCTCCTGTAACCAACCCAGATCGAACACGGCATTGTGCGCCACCCAATACCGCTTGGTCGCAAAAAAATCCTCCAGCTCAGTCCACTGGTGGTCCTCCAAATCCCAGCAGTCAATGATCACCGGCTCCCGGTCCAGAGCCGCCAACTGCAATAACCGCAACCCGCCGAATTTCGGCTGGAGCCCCGTAGTCTCACAGTCAAACGCAACAGTCGTCGCGTTCTGGAGCGTGTGCAAATACTCCAGTCCAAACAAAAACTTTGTGTCCATGGTGTGGATCGTGTGGTTAGTAAGTTTTATGAACGAGCGGTAATTATTCCTTTGGTGGAATATCGGCTCGCTCCTCCAGCTCGATGGCCAGCACAGCGGCTGACCGCAGCATCGTAGACAGCGGGATGGGACGCATTTTCCGGTTTGTCGCAAACCGCAACGCCCACCTCACCCCCATCGACACATTCCCAGCCCCAAGCCGCCTGGCCTCCTCAATCTCCTCCCGACTCAACCTCAAATTCACCGTAAAATTCCGCCCCTTCCCATCAGCACGCCTGTCGCTAGCTGGCATCAGAACATCTCCCCAATCGGCATTATCTCCGGCGTTGGATCGTGCTCTGTCAGCCGCAGCGTAACCTCCTCACCTTTCTTGAACGCCTCCCGGATGAAGTACACGACATCGTCGCAATCATCCAAACACACACCTGTCTCCTCTTCGCCATCGGCAAAGACAATCGAAAACTCCATCATGCTTGTTGACCTGTGGGTCGAGAACACCATCAATGTACTACACCAGTGCCTCCTCCACCAGCCGGGCTTCACATTCTGTAACAAACCCAGGCAGCCTGGACTCAGGGATACCAAGCGAACAGACCCCACGCGAGTAGTGCCCGCACCGCCTACACCCCTGATCTGCTGGAACATCCCTGTCGTATTCGTGTATCACAATCAGCTTGTTGCCATGGCACGTCCAGCGCTCCAGGCAAACCCGGCACTCGTACCGCCTCCGCCGCTGCTTATCGGCAGCGATGTCGGTGCTGATCACGTAGATCCGTTCACTCCGGCATCCCGGACACACATCACACATCGTTCTGCAAACTCCAAACTTTGCTTTTTTTCCAGACCAGCTGGTACGGCGAAACAATCTCCTCGGGCGCTTGCTTGGTGTACCAACGGTGATCACACCCGGCACACTTCCGCCTTCGCACAATCCACCCAGTCTCCAAGAGGCTAGACAGCACAACGTACGTCCTAGCCGCCCCACACTCAGGGCAAGGCGTCTGTATCGCTGGCATTACGCCTCATCTATACGCATCTGCATAGCTGCGTACAAGGCTTTTTTATCAAACCCGCACCCGACCATAAAGTCGACAAAAGTGCCGACCACATCAACAAGCAACAACGCCTTGAACTTGCTGCTCACAGCATTTGTAATCTGCTGGGACGCATCCGCCCGAATCAACTCGAACTTGTAGGTTTCCATCAGTCCTCCAGTGACTCGATCAACCGATTCAAATACCAAGCCGCCTTCTGCAGGTCCTGCTTTGGCACATCCTTGTTCCAGCAGCGATGCACATACTTGAGCACCTGCCACTGGAGCCCACCGGTCACCGCGTTCGGCGCAAACTTAACCGAATCCTCGATGACATCAATCACCTCGAACCGACGGCCCATCGCATAGTGCGGCGGCCTGTTGACTGGATCAGACATACTTAGCTGCTCTAACAGTGTTGTCATTGTTGTAATGTCCTGTAATTGAGTAATCAATAGCCGGCACCTGCGACATCCGATGGAACACAAGCTGCCCAATCGGCATCTCCGGCCACAGTGCAACCGCATGTAACTGCCTGGCGTTCTGCAGCTCCAGTGTCAACTTGGACCCGCTCCAGCCCGGATCGCAGTAACCGGCCATCAGATGCTCTATCCCCTGCCTAGCCCTGGTGCTCTTGAGCGCAAACTGCGCCGCCACATTCACCGGCAGACAAAAGGCCTCCAGCGTGCAACCCAGCACAAACTCGCCCGGCCGCAGCCAAAACGGATTTGTTTGCGTGTGCCCGGCAATGTCGATTGGCACGAGGTCAGGAAACTCCTCGACCTCCACCATCAACTCATACCCGAGTCTCACATCTAGACTCGCTGGATTCACCAGCCGTGAATCGTAGGGAGTAACAAGGCCCTCTATACAGAGGGCCCGAATTTCTGTATCACACAGAATCACGCCGCAACTCCACCTGTTTCCATTGGAGCAATCATCTTCCAGGTCTTCCCGAGCTTGATGTGGTTGATGGTCGTGGGATGCACGTTGTACGCCCGTGCCAGCGACAGTCCAGTCCGTCCCCGCAGAAGCGCACCCTTGATATGCGCCACCTGCTCAGCCGTCAACGCCTTACGCCCCCTCTTACGGCGAGACACACGAGTCTTACTTTGAGACTCCCGCTGTACGGGCAACTTCTGAACAGGAGCCTCGACCTCGACCTGTACGGTCTGCGCGTACTCCAGCACCTGGGTCAGATTTTCCAGGGCAGTGCCGATCTCGATCAGATAGGCCTGGAGCTGGCCGACGTCCTTGGTTGATAGAAGTGTGAGCATGAGATTGAAAAAAGAACTGGGTTAGTGTACTAGGGAGTGAAGGTCTTAGCGAGTCTCAAAAGAGTCTCGGGTGGGATCGTGAGAATCTCGGTGACCGCCAGGGCCGCCAGCCGCGCATGGCTGACGGTCTCCTCTTCCTGAAACCGCTGGAGCAACCGGGCATAAAGGTGAAGGATGCTGGCTGGTTGGACCCAGGTCGTGTCCTTCTCAATCGGCTCAGTGCCGTAGTCCCAGTCGTCGTAGTCGGTCTCGTTGCGGATGGAGCGTGCCAAGGCGTTACGGATTTGCTGGGTCGACCGGCTCCCAGTGGTGGACCCGCTGCTGGATGAATTCTCGGAGTTGTTCATAGTCCTCTGGAACTACCTCGTCGGTATCCAGGTCGAAGGAGCCTCGGCACAAGGCAGGGCCATACTCCTCGGGCTCGAAGAAAGTCTGCGGCCATGCAACCACAGCATCATCCACCAAAGCAAGAACACCAACGCGCTCATCGGAAATCGTCACACCTTGCAGAGAAATGATGTCAGACATCTGCTGTCTCCGTCAGCGCCGAAACCGGCTGCGCCAGCCAATCCATGTACTCGTCGTACGTCGCTTGGAGGTAAGACTCAAGAGACTCGACATGAGACATCATGAGATCGTCGTAGTCGGTAGCCAGTCCGTAATCTTTGCTGGTGCGGATGCGCTCTTCGAGAGCCAAGCGAGACCACCGGACGGCGTAGCACCAGCTACCTAAAAGCTCGGTGGGGATGCTGGTGCGGAAGTTGGGGTAGTTCATTGGTGTGTTAGGGAGACAGGCGCCTCCCTGTTGGTTGAACTCCCGTACTGTGACACAAAAACAGGGGACCCGTGAGCCCCCTGTTCACACTCTGTAGCAATCGCAAGCGGCTCTAACTGCGAGCGCTGCTGATGCCGCGTTGCAGGTAGCCCCAGTCCCGGGTTTCGGTCACCGCCAGCTCCAGGCCGCAGACGTCACAGACACCCCGCCAGTAGGTGCTGTAACCGCCTGTTGGGGTGCCGTAGGCGGTGCCACAAGCGTCGCAGCACTGGTAGGCCTTCTGGAGACGTTGCAGGAGTTTGCGGTCACTCATCGCTGGATGCCCAGGGCCTCGGGCGGGTAGGTGGTCATGACGCAGACGTCGCAGCCCCGCTTGAGCGCCCCACCAACCACGTACTGGAAAGCGTCACGGGCGTCGTCGCACTCGGGCACCTGGACCTCGTCCACCTCGACCATGCGGCCGTTCTTGAACCAGCTGGTGCGGATGATGCTGTGGATCTCGTCGGGGATCGAGCACTGGGTCACCGAAAGCGTGGGCCTCCGAGGAGGCCGTGGCTCGCGCTTGGGCTTGGTCGAGGTCGCCATCGGAGGTCTCCAGAAGAACCAGGCAAACACCTGGAGCAGCCACAGGAACACGTTAGGAACCTTCATAGCTCAGCTCCAAGTGTCGTTGGCCGCAGCTTTGAGGGCCTCCAGCTCTTCCGGTTGCCTTTCCTCCCTTGGGGATACATCCAAAACCTGTCCCTTTTGGCCGAATCCACTGGTATCACTGGGATCTAAATGGGGACAGGGGGTAGGGGTGTCCCTTTTCTCGGAGGAGAAAGGGGACAAAGGGGACAGCTCCAAAGGTTGTCCCCTTTCTATTTCCAGTCCACCACTGGGTTTTCCTGAAAAGGGACTACTACTTACACACATATCACGCGAGAGAACTGCCTGGTACAAATTGGAAGCCTTGGAGCCAGTCCCCTCCCGCTTGCCCACGATCTCCACAAGCCCCCGTGACACCAAACGCTGGAGCGCTTTCTTGATCGCAGCCACGCTGCCCCCACACAACGGGTCCGAAGCAAGATCCGACATCGTCATCTCCCTCGGGTGAGCCGCCCTCAAACGCTGGAGCACCCTGTCCACAATCGAAGCCGGGCTGACACTGTCCGTATCCAGCTCCACAAAGTCCGACAGCGAGAACGTCAGGTCGCTCTCCAGCTTCATCAGCAACTTGGAGCCATCTCTGCCCGCCCTGGACTTCTCCACGGTGATCAGACGGGCGTTGTAGCCCACCTGCTCCAGCTGGCGCTTATCGGGCCTCCTGAGGCCCCACACCTCGTCCACAGCGTCCCTGATGGCCGTGCTGCCCCGGAATCCCCCCGTCTTGTTGGCGTGGTGGATCAGCAGGATGGTGCAGGCCGGAAACACCCGCCCGTTGTTGTTCGCCAGCCAATAGATCGGGCTCGCAAACTCCTTCTTGTTCTCGTCGAACGCCGACCCTCTGGAACACCCGGTAATCGAGTCAATGATCACCAGCTTTGGCCGGTGCTTCTCAACCAACTTGACAAAGCGGTAGTACCAATTCAGATCCCACCCCATTACCACACGCACCGGATCTTCCCGCCGAAACTCCAGATCCCGCATCTGCTGCTGGACCTGCACCTCGCTCTGATCCCCGTTCAGGATCAACACCGGCCCCGCCTCCACTGGAACCAGATCCCCCCGCACCGAGAACGGAATCCCCCGCGCCACATGCTTGGCAATGGTCCAAGCCGACATCGACTTGCCATCCCCACCAGCCCCGTGGATCATCACGGTCCCCGGGCACGGCAACAGATCCGGAATCAAATACTCCAGCCTCAAATCCTTATCCAGCAACCGATCCATCCCCATATCGTCATCCTGCTGCTCGAACTGCATCTGAGCAATTAGCAGCCTCTCCAGTGCCCCCGCATCCCGATACCCAGCTTCCATAGCCAGCACATTCATGGCATAGGCCGCCTCCGCCGGGTTCTCCATCTCTTGAATGACCTTGGCCCGCTTCATCACCTCGGCATACGACAGCGTCACCTGCCTGAACCGCGTGACGTTGTCGGCCTCCACATCAGCCACAACCTTCCGCAAATCCTCCGACAGCCACAGCCGCCCGGGCATCTGCTGGTCCGCCATCCAAAACAGCGTCCCCAGGCTCACCGGCCCCTTTCTGAACGACTTCCACACCTCCTCACAGGGATTGGAATCCGCCCACTCCTCCGAATACTCCGGATCATCCGCCGACCACGCACTCCACAACGTCAACCCAAGGTCGTTCGGTAATTCCGAGTGGATCGCCATCCCCACCTTCACCCAGTGGTCCCTACTCCCCGCACCCTGCCCCGGGATGACTCGAAGGGCAGACTGCACAATCTCAGCCACCTCAGCTGGGTCTCGATCCGAGAAATCCAGCGCCTTCCGGTTCTTGATGAACCCGCCATCCTCGATCTGCTTCCCCGCCGCATCCCGCATCTCCGCCACAAGCCACTCAGGGGCCTCTGGAATCGCCTCCAGGTCCCCTGCAAACCCGTATTGACCTGCTGGTGCCTTCCCATCGCTGGAGCCCGGATAAGCGCCATACAGGAGCCCCTGACGGCCCCACAGCACCTCGTACCCCGCCCCGGTATCCGAAAGCCCAATTCCCTTCAGCTCACCCCACAGCGCCTCCGGCACGCGAAACAGGTACTTCGCCGCGTTGGCCTTCGTGCTGGTGATAACTGGCGCGTTATCAAGCGTGCTACCCCACTTCTTCCGCAACTTGGCCAGATTCCTGTCCACGTCAAGGATCACAAGGCCCCCACTCCGGGCCCCCGTAAACACCCCCACGGCCTGGAACACCTCCGGCCTGCGCTCAATCTGCAGCGCCACATCCGCCGGCGTCATCACCACATGGTGCGACTTCTCCAGCGGCGTCTTGCCCTTCGAGATTTTCCCCAACTGGAGCGCCCTGTCCTTGGCATAGATCGGGGCATATGCCATCCCCACCGGCAACTGGCGCACAAACGCCAGCAACTCTTGCGTCGCGTGAGACACGATGTTAGACTCCTACAGAAGTTGGTTATG